GCCCGACTTATAGAAGCCGCTGCGAACCTTACCCTCATATTCAGACGGATCGAATCCAGCCATTGATCACCTTAAGCCGATGGCTCTACAATATTGAGAACCTTGTTAAAATTCACTCTTCTGCGAGTCGAACCGATGTCCACGATCAGCGTGAAGCTTTGGTTTTCACCAAGCTTCAAGAGTCCGGATTCGGTATCGGTCAAGATAACCGACACTTTTCCGCCAATGCCGCTTACGACGGATACGCCTGCCGTGGTGAGCTTCTTTGAGAGAATCGTTCCATCAGCGTTCTTAAAGCGCGCTTCGATCTCGGTTGCACCGACGATAGAAAGCGGTTCTTTGTCGGTATTTTCAATCTTGAGTAAAAGAGTTCTATCTTCGCCTCGGATAATGACAACTGGTGTTGCGCTTGCGCAGCTCATTTTTGACCTCTGTTAAAGATTATCATCAACTAAGCCAGTAATAAAGTCGCCATCGTCCTGTATTGTGCCCACGATCTCACTTGATTGAAAGTTCGAGTCGAGTGCGACCTCGATGTAATCTGTTTGATTCTTGGGATACGTCGAGAAAATGGTGTGGCCTGCGTCGGTGTAAATCGAATACGTTGCGAAGTAGTTCCCCGGCTGGGATGGAATGAACGAATTGTTAATGTAAACGCCGTTCGCGGTGTGCGTGAGCGTAAAGGGAGAGCCTGGCACTGCAGCGCCCAGGCTGTCCACGACTCTCGCTAAGGGAAATAGGTTCGTCTCGCCTTCAGACAGTGCTGCGACGAGAGTTGCTGCGGAACCTAATTTTACCCTTTGGTATCCCATTACTTTTCTTTCTTAGCTGGCTTTTCTTCTTTTTTAGACTCAACTTTTTTTACTGACATCGCCATGTGATTCGTCACAAGCTGATGTGCTTGCCTTGCTTGCATGTGCTGCGGATTCGTAAATGGTGAATTTAAAACCATCTGCAATAAAAAATCCAATGCTTGTTGTGGTGTCATACGTCGGTTGCTCCAATAAAAGGGTTTTGAGGTTCAAAAGGGCTCACATTCGCTTCTTTTAGTTTATTATATACCTTTGTGAACACTGTGCCATCAAGTAAAGATTGCGGAGTAATTGGATTTTGCGACGCACGCCAGACGATTACTTTTTGCTGTACTGGTTTTTTCCCTGCGTTTCTTGCGGCGAGATCTATGTACCCAGAAACGGTGATTCTTGCGACGCCCGTTATCATGTCAACGTCAACGCCAGTCGCTCGCCAATAGGTTAGATCAACGCCTGTATTATTAAGTGAAATCGTTTTTCCTAATGCCATAGCATCTCCTCAGTGTAGATCAACCCAAGCGCCGCCAGCGCGGACTTGCAGCTTATCGGTATCGGTATCATAAACCAACATACCATTTATCGCGGTCAGCGCATTCTTTTCTGTAGTAGTCATCCGAGACGCGACGAAAGCCTTTGTCGTCGATTTGATTTCTAAAGCCACGCTTGAATTAGTCACTGTGTCGTCGCTTAATGGAGTTCCGCCGAGTAGCAGCGAGCCGCCGAAATAGTTTTCGCCAGCTGTTGCGTTATAAAACCCATGAATTTTTGTTCCCACTGGGCCGAATGGTTCATGGTAGTAAAACCCGCGCAGCTTATTGACCGTGGTGATGCCGTTCGGAATGGCTACCGCCCTACATAATCTCACTTCATCAATCGTGCCGCCAGTTGATGTGCCAGCAAGATTTAAAGCAAATGCCCCAGCGCTCATGAAATCAAGCGTTGAGCCTGTGTGCGTTTCAACAACGCAGGGAAGTGCAAGTGCTGTGAATCCTAACTCAATAGGACCAGACGTGTTGATTGAATTGGCTTGAAGCTGAATGAGCATTGCAGTATTGACGCCTAAAGTATCGCAATTGGCAGTGGTAACACCATTTAAGGCTACTATTTCAGTAACTAAGCCATGAAGTGAAGTAGGATTCCCGCCGCCGTCTACTGGATTAGCTGAATAAAATGCGTTTATTTGTCCCACTGATAAGCTACCAGTAAAAGACAATGCGCCGTTTATGGAAACATCTCCCACTACATCAATTGCTTTTTTATTCGTAACAGTGGAGTTACTCATGTTGATGTATAGTCCGTAAGCATACGGACCAGCACCAATTGTCGGATTTAAACTAATCCCGTTAAAGCCGCCAGTATCAAAGCTTGTAATATTTGGAGAGAACGCAAAACCAAAACAGCCAGCGTTGCCTAAAAAATCTCCAATGTTAGGCGCACCATTTAGTAACGAATAATTAGAATTGTTTTTTATTCCGCTTAGCGTCGGGCTTCCGGCAAAACTAGTGTATGAATTACAATCGGCTGCGATATTAGCAAAATCATAAAAAGCGTTTAAATAAGACGACGCTCCAAACGAAGCCGCTGCGTTTACATTGGGCTGAAAACCATAGCCCTGCATTGGCCCTATGATATTGACGTTCGCGTTTACTTGGCCGAATCCATAGCTATAAGAGATTCCTCTAAAGTCTATTGGATCGGTGCCATTTCCGATTTGGAAATTACTCGATAAGAAATTGATTTCACCTAGATCTCCAGAACCGATATGGTTCACGTTCATCGGTAAGAAACGTAAAGCGTTTCCGTTTATGCCGAATGAAAAAGCATCGCCTGGCGTGTCGTCTTCAACTACGACGCTGAAATTAAAAACATTCCACGACTCATCTGGTGACGCTTGCAGTGGTTTGACATTTTGTCCAAATGTATGAAGCGCTAGTCCACCTAGATTATTTGGATTTAGTTGATTGAAAACATTCATTCCAAACGTGTCGGAATAAAATGACCATCCAGGAATGGTGAATAAAACGCCACTGTTATCAAAGCCAGCGAACGTGTTGGCCGTTCCCGTGCCGCTCGGATTCTGCCAGCTCATGTCGTAGTCAGCGTTTGAATTCTTGGTAAGGACTTGGCCCGTACCGCCGCCATTAGGCACGTTTGAAGGCGTGAAAGCACCCTCTAAAGCCCATGCACCGGCTGATTTGAGGTAATAATTGCCGCTTGTTGAATCGAGATAAAAATCGCCGTTTACGCCGTCTCCGTTATTGGGAGCGCCCGCGCCGACAAGAATTTGACTACCAGGAGCGCCATCTGCTCCAGCGGGACCATCAGCACCTGCGGGACCAGCTTGTTGCTTGGTTATGTTGGCCAATTAGAATTCCTTTTCTATGCTCAAGATGAACGCCTTAAGCCAGAATATAGCAGAAAAAGGAATGTCGCAATAATCATCGTCCAGCCTGAGCCGAGATGCTCAATGGCGATGGTTTATAACGGCCATTTACTAGATTCCAAAGCATCTCAAGAGCGTCTGGACAGTCGTCATGAGAGCTGCTCGGGAAGTTCTCTAGCTGCGACTTGAACTCGGGCGAGAGCGCGCGGTTCAGCAGAATCCATCCATGAGAGACCTTTGGCTCGATCGCGGTGATTCGCTCGATCTTGTTCGCAGTTTGGTCGATCCCGTAAAAAGCAAGCTTGATGATCTTCCCGCCTCGCTCTTCTCGGCGCTTGCGTTCGTCGGCAAGGTTCGGAATGAGCAGCTCGCGGTACAAATTCTCTTCAACGCCAAATTTTTGATAGTTGTAGTGGTCGTGACTGTCAAAGATCTGGCGCATGTACTTGGTCGGCGGCTCTCTGCGCGTCCAATCGTTATGCACCAGCAGACGCCCCTGGGGCTCTTTAAAGCCACTGAGAAGGCAAGAGAAGTCTCCGAGGCTCTTGCTCTTTTTCTTGCCAGTCGCAGGGTCAATGACGCCATATGCGTGAGATTTAAGCTCGTCCCACTTGATGATTTTCCCACTTTTCTCGATCAGGATCCCGCCATCAACCTCGTGGTACCAATGGAAGTTTTCAAACACGCGTGAGTCGGACGCCAGCGGCTCTTGCTGCTTTTCCTTCATGAAAGCGCGCCTGCCGTTCTCGATGATCTCGACCATCAGGTTGTAATACGGCTCTTTCTCGGGCCATAGGACGTGAACGCCTTCCATCATGGCCGCTTCATTCTGCTTGAAAAAGGCTAGCGCCGTATCCGCGCGGGTTGGATTGTCAAGATTCGTATACAAATCGCGCCACTTCTGCCAGAGCTGCTCGTTCTTTGCGAACGAAATGACCGCCTTATAGATCTTGCCGTTGTACGCTGGGTTGACCAAGAGTTTCGACAGCAGCGCTTCTTTATGAAGAACGGTGCCGATAAACTCTATGTTCGTAGTCTCATCACCAACTTTGCAGATGTCTTCGTTGTACCAGTTCTCGTATTTGACGCGGATTTCCTCGTTCTCCACTTCCTCAGAATGCTCAACGTCGTCGAGGATAATCTTTGTCGGACGGTCGGCTCCGACCCTTGTGCCGCGGACTTGAACGCCAGTTCCAACCGCTTTAAACGCAGTCTTATGACCGTCACAAATGGTCGTAAACTCTGTTTCAGCCGGGTTCTTGCGAGGAAACCGTATTCCGTACACATCAACCAACTGAGTGTTGCCAAGTATTTCGGTCCGAATGTCTTTAAGTTTGCCGTTAGCCAGGGGCTGACCGTTCGACGCGATGAGGATATATTTCTCGAAGCCGTAACATGCATCATGGATCGGCTTAATAAGGGCCGTGAGCGTTGACTTCGCATAGCCACGAGGCGCACCGCGCGCGAGTCGAGCTGCGCGCTTAGGGAGCGAATAATATTCGAACATGTCACGATGAAAGTCATTGTAATTGTGTTTGACGTAATGCGGAAAGAAAAGATCCGCAAATAGCTCAAAATCAAGACGGCAAGATGCGCGAACCAGAGCTGCGCGAGCCTCTTTATCCTCATCATCCAATTCCCAGCTTTCGCTTGCGCTCAAGAAGTCCAGCAATTCGTCCCTGGAGAGAACCGGTATCTCTTGGTTTGTTGGCTGCGTCGTCTGCACTGATGTCTCCTGTCATTCGGCTGAGTACTTCGATCGCCTTTACGCGGTCGTGCACGGCGATTGAAACCGAGCTGCTCGAGCCCTCTGAGCTGCTCGATGAGGACGAAGAAATGGACTTCACCGCGATAAGGTCATCCTCATCGATCTCGTCCTGGTCCTGCATCTCAAAGCCGCCGGCGCTGAATTGAACTACGTTTTTTAAATTTGCTTTTGCGATCTTGGAGAGGATCTCCATGCGCTCTTGCTTGGAAAGTATAACGGACTTCTCGACAGCTTCGTTTGTAAGCCGCATTCCAAGCTGCAGGGCGTCTTGAACCTTAAGATTTCTTAATAATGCGCTACTAGCCGCTTCAGCAGACGCAATTTCGCATTTGTAAACTAAAAAATACGAACGCGAAGCGTTGCCAGTTTTGATATACTGGAGCACAAACTTACGCTGCTTAGGATTTAAAGCCAGGAATTCCGGTGTCTTAACGAAACTTGAAGGCTCCTGGCCTTTCTTTTCGTCTGCCATTCCATGAGTTTAACGAAGGTGGCCGTAAAGAACAAGAGCAAGAATCGAAGAGCCAAAAAGTGCAGCAGGAATCAGCACGCGGGGCAGCACATTCCAAGGCCGCAGAAACTTAAACGGCATCAGACACAGCCCAAAGCCGCCCAGACCCAAAAAGAACCAAACCCTAAGCCACACAGGTAACTCGCCCCAATTAATCATTCCATCCCCAATTGCGCTCGTCTGGCGCGTTGTTTTATTTGACCAATACACTCATGCGAACATCCAAACACGCGCAGTCCTGTCCGCGTTTCATAGAGCGGATCTTTGGTGACGACTTCTAAGCAGATCGCGCAAGGTGCTGGGTGAGCAACGGGCTTTGGCTTTTCCTTTGGTGGCTTAACGGGATCTGGAACATATACTTTAGCCAGAGGATGCAGCTTGCGATAGGCGCGCTCTTCTTCAGTCGTGCAGAAATATTTTCGGTCAGGCGAGTTTGTCGTCCTGTGAGCCCAGAGATAAAATTTCTCTTCAACTTCTTTCTCACAGTGGTGACAGTAAGCTTTTACGAGATTCATTGCGTAACCGTTTTTCAATAAGAGAATGCGTTTTAGCTAAAACTTGAGAAATTGCACAGCCCGTAACGCCGAATACGCCGCCAATCTCTTCGCTTGTGAAGCCCCAATAATAGTAAAGCACGAGAGCTGCGCGATCAAATTTATCTAATCTAAGGTCATCAAGTATTCCAAGTAGCTGCTCTTTTGGTGGCGCTGCCACTTCGACGACAGTTCCAGAAGCGCGATCGTCGTCTTCAATTGTGCCAGTGTGCGAGATTGATTTTGCAAAGCGCTGACCTTTTGCTCGCGCGTCTCCCTTGTCGTTATTGATATTTCCAAACTGCTCGCGCTTAAAATTAATCGCTTGGTATTCAAGCACGATGCCTTTGCCGCGAAGCTTATTTAGCACGACGTAGCTTGCGAAATCCTCGGCGTGCTCATTAAGCCCGCATCGATTGGCGTAGGCAAACGCCGCCCAGCGGAGCTTTCTGATAGCCTCGGTATCAATCTCTTTGATGAACTTGGCTTGTTTTTTTTTGACGCGCCTTAAAATGCTGTCGAGGGCGTCAGCGGATAGGCTGTAATGCGCGCGTGTTTTTTCTGAGCCGAAGCGACCTTGGTAGTAAATGATCGCTTCGATTTCTTCTTTGCTTCGAACGTGTGGCGCTTTTGTGGAGAGCCCAAGTGTTCTGATCTTCCAGCGAACTGCGTCGTATGGAAGGTTTAGCTCAAGCGCGATGGCTTTCGTTGTCTTGGTTTTTGAAAGCTCAATGATTTTATCGACGGTCTCACGGTCCATGTGAGCAGAATACCACAAAAAATAAAAAGCGACTGGCGCATGTGGTAGCCCCCAGTCGCTCACCCCGGATAATTTCGTTACCGCAGACTACCGGGTCTCTGCGCTACGTTTGTTATGCGATCGATCGCGGGCTATTTAGTGTCTGCCGACACAGTCGCCGAGGTGCAGCATAGGGTGATCATCTCCCTACTTTTGTTTGCTCGTTGTTCTCCGCGCACATAACAAAATTTAAAAAACCGTAGCAGCTCAACGCCCGGGTAAGGGGTTAGAAATCTGCTACGGTTTATTTTCTGTGGCCGGTTGCAGGAGCTACCCGATCCATCCATCCGCGCTCGACGCCGCACAGAAAACTTAATCTTCAATACAATCGCAAGTAAGGGAAAATCCTTCGATACCCGTTACAAGAGCTGAATCAATCTTTTTATCCAGGCAAACATCTTTGCATGCATCGGCAAGTGCTTTACATCCACGAGAAAAAGTCATGTCGGGATTATTCGGATCAAATGGCGTTGTTGTGCAGCTTACCAGAGTGGCTAAAAATAATATAGAAATTATATATTTCATTGCTGTATCTTCGCACAGTCGCAAGAATAAATCACGCCATTGTCATGCGAGACATAGACAGGTTCAAGGCCATCCTTACACGCCGCAACACATTCGGCTTTGAATGTGTCAAGACACTGCGGGATTTCGCATCCTGCAAATACCAGTGAAGTACCAATTGCTACTAGGATTAGTAGTTTCATTTAGTTTCCTTTTCAGACAAGGCATTCGACTCGTCAAATTCTATAATAATTGTAATTTTACCACCCATGAATTGACCTACGCCAGTTATAGATTGGTGCGTTTTAGTTGATTTAGCGCGTAATCGTACTTCCTCAATCTTGGAAAAGCCACCCACAACTCTTTCTAAGGTAATATCCATCGGAGTATACGCTATCCAGGATGGATTATTCATTTCTCATCCTTTTCAGCCAGCGCGACGGCGAGGGGGCAAGATGCGAGGGCTTCTTTCATCAGCCTGTGCCCGAGCAAATCACATGGAGCGCCGTGAACTGTATTATTTTCAGGGCAATTGTCTAGTTCAGTTTTAATCGCATCCACAAGCACTCGGCATTCCTTTTGAAGCGCCTGATAATCTTCAAGCATCTTCACAACACCCGCTGGGCCTAGGCGTTCTTTAAGCGCCTTAATGCGGTCACGAACAAGGATAAGATCGTGTGCGTCGTAGTCTCGGTTGATTTTGGTCATTTCTTATCCTTCAGCGCCCAGATTCGTCCTGCAACGCACTGGGTTTTCTCGTGATCAATACACCTCTCGCCTTCGAACAGTGCGGCGGCGGCATCAATCCCACGCTCGTACTCTTGCTTGCCGTAGGCTTCATACTCTGAGCTGGCTTCAAGATAGCGCATTTTAAAATATTCAAGCTCGGTCATGCCAAGTTCTTTCCATGGTTCGTATTGGTTCATCCCTTCACCGCCCGTGCTTTTTCGAGGGCTTCGTCAGCCCATTGTGACACGGCGTTGTCACGCATAATTATTAGGTAATGCTCATAAATCTTATTCTTCTCAAGCAGCTCAAGATACGCGCGGGCTAGCTTTGGAGCTTCTCTTAGAAGGTCGCTGTACGCTTGAATATCTGTCTTTGTCATTGGCACATCGATCAGCCTGCCTTCTATGTCACGAAGGGGTCGATAAACGGTACCGCTTGAATCAAGGGCGAAATCCGTAGCCTTCTTCCCCGCCGCAATCACCCGCTCCGCAATTGCTTTCATGTCACTCATTTCATCACCTCGTTAGCTTTGGCGAGTGCGTTTGTGGCAATAGATTGATCAACCCAGCAACTCTGGCCAGTTCCAATGCTTATTTTTTGCAGTGCCTCACTCAGAATCAACACAGCGCGGGCAAGGCGCTCGGCGTTGTTGGCCGAAAGAGCCAAATAATCTGCTTCCTCTGCCCCCAATGGAATTAGATACCTAGAATTTTCAAGTCGATGCCCAATCAGGCTTGGGGTACTTTTCCAATCTTTTTGGCTAGCCTTCTCCCCCGCCGCGATCACGCTATTTGCGATTTGTTTTAGGTCTTGGGTCATTTAAATTGCTTTCTAGTTTCATGTAAAAACTGTTCACAAATTTTATGAATGCAAGCCACGTCATTTTCATGAAGCCCGGTAAGCCGACCTTGGCTCTCATTCTGATATGAGAGGTTAATTGTGCCGTCTACAGAATTGCGAGACAGGCACCACGATGTTGATCGCGTATGCGCATTACATCGGATGTAATTTCCGGTGTCTGTACTATGTCCAAGTGGTTCAAATATGTCCTTCATCCCTCACCTCGAACGGAAGCCGCGATCTCTTCGATGCGGGAGAGTCTTGTGTTGACCTCAATAAAAATTTTTCCAAGACATGCCGCGAATGGTAGCGCTCGTTCATTATTATAGAAATCTGGATTTCGCTCAATTTCAGTTTCATCTTTTATCCAGCATGCCAACTCCACCGCAATCTGAAGCATCTCTTCGTAAGCTTTGAGGGCATCGATTACTGATTGTAGAAGAATGTCAGAGTCAGTTTTTTCAACGGGGATGCACATAGTCCATCGCCTCTTTCCACTGCATAGGCCGCTGATTTCTTCGTGCGCATCTTGCCGCAATTTCTCAGCACGCTCACGCAGCGCGGTTAGGTTTGGGAGGTTCATTCGAGGTGCTCGTAAGTAACTTCAAAAATATCTGGCTTGCAAGGATACAGCTCACCCTTTACGCCTTGAATAATCCAGTCTCCTGGCTGGGCTCTATGGTCACCTTCAAGCGTGGGAATAATCGCGCAACCAGTTTCCACTTCTATCTGAATCCCCTTAGCATCTCGCCACCAAGATGGAACTTCGTCTTTCATCCATTGAAAAGCCTCTACAACTACTGGTCTTTTTTTAAATTTCATTGATTCATCTCCTCGTCAGATTTGTGCAGCCAAACTCGCTTGCCTGTAACTTCATCGATATAATTAATAGTAGGCCAGCAAAAACATTTATGAGAACATTCATGCTTTCCGTCGTCGGGCATGGTGTGGATGTCGTTTGGTTTATCGAAATTTTGATCACGCCATTTCTCCCAGTCTACAGCGGCACGCTTCACTTTCTCCCCGCTTTCCAAGCCGCGACTTCGGGGGATTGAAACGCGTCGAACACTTCCTGCTGCCTTCGATACCACTCTTCGTCTTGTGCCCATTCCGCAACGGGCAAAAGATCTGTAGCGGTATCCAACGCCGCGAGCAGCTTCTCGATTAGGGCGTCTTGGGCTTTGATATGTTCTGCGATGCGATCCGACTGAAGTATTTGTTCCAAGCTCATACCTTCTCCCGATCCATTCCATCATCATCGTTTGGATCCATGAGATCGAGATGCGAGCAGCGAATCATGCCCTTACGGGGCTCTACTCCATCTGGAAGCCAGACAGCGTAATAAACGCCCGAGCCAGCAAAATCTTTTTCAAAATAACCACGCAACGAAGGTAACTTTTCCTTTTTCTTGTAAACTTCGTAATCAAAAAAATTAGAATCAAGATGAGCCGGGTAGCCATTTTCCCAATAACCAAAGCCGCCACCCTTAGGGGCTAAGCCGACCAAGGTCGCAAACCGATTAGATCCGGACTCATTAAAACAAGGCCTGGACACCAAAACTTCTTTCCCGCCCGATTCTTTGAAAATTTGTTCTAAAGTCATATTTTCTCCTGATCCATTCCATCAATAAACCCAATCGCATAAGCGATCGAGTAATTCTTTTTCTCGTCATCGTTAAGCCTGATCCAATGCGCGCGACCAAAAAGCTCCACGAAATACTGCTCGACTTTTTCGCGCCCGAGCTGCATCAAAGCTTCTTTAGTCATCTCGATTTTTTTGTCGTGATTTTTCATTGCTCCATTATCCAAATAAAAGTTAAACCCATGCCGGTGACTGCGCAGGAAACCGCAGATTGCCAGCAGTGCTCGTAAAAAAGCCCTGATTTCGTCCATATTGCTACCTGAGTCAGAACAAAAGAAATTCCGAAAAGTACTCTCGCAATATTTAATTTCATACGCTCGCACCCGAACAATTATTAAGCGCGCAAGTGTCGCAGTGATAGCTCATGTGCGTCGCCCATCCATGCTCGTTGAAAGCAAAGAAATCAACAGAACGCTTTTCTATTTTGCAAACTCCGCATTTCCACTTAGCTACTTTTAAATCACAAGAAACTTTTTTCACCGATCCCCCAAGAAAAAAAGCTCATCCATAAGCCAATGTAAATCAAACGCCGAAAGCGTGGACCTTGATGCCCTGACTCTTCAGTTTTTCAATAAAATCCTTAACCACTTGCGACATGTCAGCTCCAGTCTCACCGCTCAACTCTGCGATTTGAGTTTCAGCATTTTGAATTGCGGCTCGAGCGTGCGTTTTATTGAGCTGGTAAGCCACGCCGACAAAACTACGGACCAGCGTGCCGACTGAAATCGGTTCGTTGGCAGTGTGCTCGAGAATAATAGACGTGCCTGTCTCGTCGCCCTTAAGCACAAAGCCAAACTCAGCCGGCAGGCCTGGGATTGAGCCCGGAACTTTCTCAGCCAATATTGTTCGGTACGTTTTTTCAGTTGGTTTCTTCTTTGGTGTTTTTTTCTTAGTTGCCTTTGCCATTTGTTTCTCCTTGTTGCTATTGATTTACGTTTATACAATGTTTAACAATGTGGCAACAATAAAATCAATCTTTTTTTGAATCGCCATCTGCCCATGCGCGCTTTGAAATTTTCTTGCCATTCAAAGAAAAATAAAACTCTCCATGATTGGTGATCATCCTGTACCCATTGGGGGCACAAAGCTTATAGGGGATAATGACCCCAACGATTTTATTGGGAGAACCTTCAACGGCAAAAAACCACGTTCGATTCTCCTCGGAATCATAGCCATCCGAAAAGTGAATCGACATGCGTCTGTTTTCGAGTTCGTTTTTATTGAGGTCAAAATATTGACCCGGCCTTGTCTGTCTCAGCATTTTTACAATGTGTTGTTTGTTCATAATTTTGGAAATTACAAATTTTAGGATTTTTTACAAGAAAAACACGATTTTCTTCATAAGACATTGATATCATTGAAGATCACGGAAATCACAAAAAATCACAAAGTTGACGTGATTTGTTTAATTCAATAATATTATATATTTATATATATATAATATAATAATCACAGAAATCACAATATATATATGCCCTCACGCGAGAATATGAATAAACATATATTCATTTCCCTCGTGTGGGGCATTTACGTGGCGTGATTTCCGTGATTTGTGTGATTACTTAAGAAGATCGTATACTTACAGCTGAAAGTTAAACCGTGATTTCCGTGATTTCCGTGATCCTTAATGATCTCGCGTATTTGGAACTGGAATTAATACACCGCGCAACGTCTGTCCAAAGAAATTGGCTGTTTTATCCCTGTCTGCGCCGGGTATCCGAGCAAAAGAGTATTTCCAGTTAACTGCAAAACGCGTCTTGTCAAAGAGCTTTGTAAGTTCCGGGTGCTTACTGGCAATGAAAAGTTTGCCCGCAGAAGCGACCCACTTTAAACCATGCCTCAAAAGCATGTCGTTAGCAACAGTGTCTCCAAGATAAGCCTTACTGACTAATTCCTTGATTGAGCGATCGCCCAGGTCTTGAGTGCGTATTTTGCACTGCAATAACTGCCCTAGAATCGCCTCATCGTCGCTCTGGTCCTTGATGTCATCCACTTCATCTTCAAGTTTAAGCGATGCGACAAAGTTGTCGGCATCTTCAAAGCTAATCGTGTCATCCTGGATGAGACTCACATACCCCGCTAAAATAGGGGCAAATTGCTGCGCAAATCGACTGTAGAAGCGTTGAGCAATCACACGCTCAAAGGTAGCCCTGTTCTTGAGATAAGGCTTTATAAGCGAAATGGTGCGCAGGAAGAGTCCACACGCATATTCGGTGTCGATCTTGTCGATCAAACCAGAAACCTCGGCCCACTGCGTCGGATTTTGCTTGGTCTTATCCAGTTCGATCATCGTAAAGCGGTTACGATCGGCTTCGTTGTTGAAAGAAGGCCTAACGCCAGAAACAAAAGCGCAAAATCTAGGATCGTACGAAACGGTGCCACTTTGGCCGTCCGCCTTAACGACGCGCGCGGCCGTTTCGCTAGACGCTTGACGCATAAAGGCAAGAATAGATTGATTCACCAGCATGGTGTGTGCGTTATCAAGCTCGAACTCGTCAAAGATCACTGCGATCGCCGAGCCGCGAACCGACCGACGAAGGCCTGCCTCTGTGGTGCCGCCGCCCAGGTTGTGCAGTCCATAGTGGTGTAACCTGCCGAGAAGCTCGTAAAGCGTCGATTTGCCGGCCCCAGATGACCCTACAAGCCACATGTGCGGTCTCCAGGGGAGAATGCCGCAGATCATCGATGAAACGAGCCAGCCAAGGAAATAGGTGGCGCTTTGAGGCTTTGTCCAGGTCATTCCCTTGATCAAATCAACCAGAACACCGCATTGCATCGTGTTAATTGGCTTGCCGATTATGCTGCGCTGCACTTCTTCAAGAGAATAAATGTACCGGGATTTGATTGCGTGAAGATCGACCTCTACGTTGTCTACCAGCAGTCGATTGCCGAGATGCACAATTACGCGCCCCTCATCCATCCAAACGCCCAAGCCACGAACATTTGAAGCTGAGAAAATACCCTGGTTCCAGCACTGCTCTTTCAAAAGGGTCTGCGCCTGCTTCCAGTCAACCCCTTGCTTGCCGTTAAATCGTGATTCCCAGTACCCCAATGGCTGTAAATCAAGAAGCTGGTCTGCGCCGTGCGATGTGAGCGCCATGATTTGCTTGTTTCGGTTGCTCGTATAATAATACGTGGCCCCCTTATGGCCAAGCGCGGTAATGTAATGCTTCTCGGCTTTGACGCCAAGAATCTGCTCCTTCACCGCGTTAAGACCGAACTCACAATGCAGGTCGTTAAAGTCCGTCAGTTTTTTCTCTGGATCATTTTCCGGGAATTCCGGGAAAACCGCGCGGCCTAAGAATCTTTTTGCTGCAGCTTCCGCTTTTTCTCGGCCAGGATTCCACGCAGCGCCGTCAGGTCGTTTAGTAAAAGCATCGTCATCTCCGCAGACAACGAGCGCCACGCCTGCAAAGCGAGTGCGCAAAGATTCACACACCGACTCGAGATTTCCAGCATCAAAAGCGCAAGCGACGTTTTGCCCGGTAGCGAGCCGGATCGAAGCCGCCGTAGCAAAGCCCTCGCAGACGTAAAGAATGCCCGCAGCATCGATGGACTGTTCGGCTCGTAGCACATGGAAGTTTCCCCTTTTCTTCGTGCCGGGCAAGAAAAGCTTCTTGCCGTCCGGAAAGATGCGCTGCAAACCCCAGAGCTTGTCGTTGACATCGCGCACCGGGACTATGACGCACTCACCCTCTATTTTAACGCCGTACAACGAAACTTCGACTCTTTTTCTTTCGAGGTAATCAGTCGTGCCGGTCTCAGGGAGCGCGCGGAAGATTTCAACGGCGCGCGCGGCGGTTTCATCCCACACGCGCACTTGCTCTTCCATTCGGCGCTTCTCAGCTTTTTTTATTTGATCTTCGATTAATTTCTTGTCGAACGTCGACTGAGTGGTCAACGAACAATATTTATAGATGTTTTCGGGATCGAACCAGTCGCCCCAGATCGCGACATAAAAAAGCTCGCCGCCCCTTACAGTGTGATTTTGGTAGATGACGACCCAGGCGGACTTGCCTTTGTCTTGAGAGTCTTTTTTGAAGCGATGAAGACTTCCGTCGCCTTGTAAGTCTCGAGGAAAAAATCCCTCGTTATTCATAGCCTTTTGTACTTCGACAATTCCATTCATGCAAAGTTCCCCGATGTAAGGCAGATGCTTTTAAGAAAAACACGGGCCGCTGAAGAGGGCATCAGTTCTCTTCGCCGCGATCAACGGTTTGCGGCCCGATCGCAAAATTCTACTGCTTCCTGAATCGAGCGAGCAAGTAAATAAAGACCGCCGAGCGATTCTATCATTCGCTGAAAATGTTTTTGCTGGGGCGTCTGACGACCCGAGCCAGTCTTCACTTCAATCTCGAGACGGATTCCAAAGCCACTGCGATTCCGGATGATCCCCGAGATGTCAGCCGCTCCTTTGACACCAGCACGGATGATGCGATCATCGTCCTCAAGGTCTCTAAATACTCCAGTGTTGCTCTTCCAGACTCGGACGTAGGCGCGTCGAGAAAGTTCGACGAGGATATCTTTGACCAGCTTATCGTGCGCTTCGTTATGGTTGAAATTCCGCCCATGCGGGTAGCTCTCTTTTTTTGAAGTATCGTTCGGCAATCTCATCTCCGTATTTGATGCGAATTTGGTGATAGACCCAACCGCTTTTAAAGCCTCGTGCTTTTCGCTCTTTTTTGAGCCGCTTGATATCCCTTAAGACCTGCGCCTCAAGCGGCAATTCGGTAATTTCTTTTAGTTTACCCTCGATTTCCAGCAATTCCCTAGCTTTTTCTTGCTCAGGGACTTGGTAGCCGCACTCACAGCTGAATCCGTAGAACACGGCGTAGCAATACGAGCAGGTTCGCGGGGAGAGATCTTTTTTGACCGGGAGCCCATCGAGATTAGCGTCGGGCTCTTCTGCTGCAAATCCATGGCGAAGCACGTTTCCGGCGTGGTCGAGCAGAAGGCAGTCGCTCTTTCCAGGAAACGGGCGTGTGCCTCTGCCGACTTGCTGAATGTAGAGAATGAGCGACTTTGTAGGACGAGCCATGATAATGCAGCTGATCCAAGGCATGTCAACGCCAGTGCAAAGAATCCCAACGTTAGAAATGATCTGAGTTTCCCCGCGCGCGTGCCGCTCCATGATCGCGACTCGCTCAGATTCTTCGGTGTCTGCATCACAATGTTCCGCCCTTACCCCTACGTTCAAAAACTGTTCAACAATGTATTTACTATGTTGAACGCTAGTTGCAAAGCAAATTGTTGATCTATTTTGCCCGTGCTCAAGCCAGTCTCGAACGATGTTACCGACGAGTGCCGACTCATTCATGACGGCAGCAAGATCTGAGAGCATGTAATCGCCGGTCGAGCGCGAGACCTGGACGCCAGTGAGATCGGGTTCTGATGGAGCGAAATAACGCGTCTCAACAAGATGCCCGTCTTCGATGAGCTGCTTCATCGTTGTCGGGCGCACGATCACGTCGGCAACGTGACGCAGTGATTTATCCGTGTACGGCGTTGCGGTGACGCCAAGAATGCGCGCGTTCGGGTACTGCGCAAGAAACTTCATGTACCCAGGCGATGTTGCCATGTGAACCTCGTCGATCACGACAAAATCGGCCGGCGGATATATCTCGCGCGCGTTCAGCGTGTCGATCGAGCAGCATTGAATATTTTCTTTGGGCCGGAAGTTCCAGTGACCCGCCATATGAACGCCGTGGCTTACTTCCTCGCGCGCAAGGCGCTTTGATGCTTGCTCGACCAGTTCACGGCCACGAACGGCCATCAGCGCGCGCTTTCCGTTTGCGGCGGTTGCGTTCATCATGTCGCAAAACATCTTGGTTTTTCCGCCGCCCGTAGCAAGCCACAAAAGAACCTTCATTACGCCGTTGACGTAGTGGTCCCTGATCATCCCCTTGCCAAGGGATTGGTATTGTCTGTCAGTAGTCATTTTTGAATTTCGCCCCGTTAAGCGTGCTTCCTCTACGGGACCAGAGAGTAAATGGATGAAGAAAGAGCAAACCTAGATTACAGCCCGGAACTCTTATCCCCTCGTGCACGCTTTCCACGACCGAATTTCTCCGGGCTAACCGTGGTTTCAAGCTTTTTAGGCTCCGAAACTGCGGGCTCGAAAAAGTAAAGATCGATCCCTGGTTGCTCTGCGTCGCAAAGCTTTTGGTAGGAAAGGGTCTTTCTTTCGGCTGCTCCATGGCAATAAGCGGTGACTTCATAAGAATGCCGAACCACGCACATCACAGATTGCGTCGAGTCAGGCTTTTTTTTACATTTGGCGCACAAAATCATACTGGTATTCTCCGTTTTTTGTACTGCTGGGTCAAGGTTAAAAGCGGGGCCAGTTTCCCGGCCCCACCAATGCTAAAAGAACTTCATCTTGCGTTGTTCTTGGAACGGGATGGCGCGTCCACGAATGATCGCGACCACTTCGATGATCCATGGCTTGTCGAGCAACTTTTGAAGGTCGCTGTAGTACTGAGCCGTGATGATCTCGATCTGATCGACGTTTTGCTGTTCGACCAGGGTGAAGCGATCCGATTCTGGACGCAGACTGTCATCAACGCGAACCACCGCGAAGATGGTTGTGCGAGAAGTCTTGGACGCCGTACCGACGTGTGCTTCGACTGCTGACGCTGTTCCCGTCTGAACTGCTGCTTGAGTTTTCATTTTCTTTCTCTCCATTGTTGGTTTTGCCGGGAATTCTACGACCCTCGGCGATCGCTTCCACTGACACTTCATGAGCGTCGAGAAGGAAATCTACGATAGTTTTTTTATTTACGAAGTAACCACGGCGAACGAATTTGAACATGCGCTCCATGGTGTTTGTTAGGTGATCGCGGTTGCCCTGATTATAGACGAGCATTTTCTTTTTCAAGAACTCCTCGTCGCACCATAGGCGCCCAGCGCGCGTGTAAAAAGCTTGCGTGTGCTGGAAGTCGAACGTTCCGACCGTTGCCTCGGGCGAGCCCAGACAGCGAGTTTTCACGAGCTGCACGAGCTTTCCAGAAGCCAGCTCGATCGTAACCGAGAACCTGGATTTTCTTTTTGGATTCTTTACAAACGCAAGCACTCGATCGACTTCGATCTCGCGTTCGAACCAGAGATCGTAATCCGAAATCTCTTCGTCGTTCACGAGCGAAACGATGCAACCGCCTGCGAAAAAACAGCCACGCAACTTGATGCCGAGATGCTCTTCGACTTCAGCGTAAACGCCGTCCAAATGATTTTTGATGCCTTCTTGATTCACAGCTCCCCCTACTGAAAGAGAGCGGGTGGCTCAGTGACGCACCACCCGCTCCGATTTTTCTGCTTCCGTGTTTGTTATCCACTATCGGGTTTGCCAACGGCCTGCAGAAAAGTTTTTACCAAGGCACGTCGCCCGCTGGCGCCGTAGCTTGAGTTTTAGGCGCCGTCTTCGCCGCAGTTTTCCCCATGTTCTGACGAGCCTGCATAAAATCTGCAGCGAGAGGGAAGCCCTTAGTGACTTGCACCGCTTCTTCTTTGCTCATCATGTTGCGGAAGCCTGCGCCGCCCGGCAAGTTGATGTACTTCACTTGGATTTTCGTCTTACCTTCCCAAGTGCGGTTCTCGAGCACGATCTCGTATTGCTGATCGTAGTTGAAAACTTCTTTGCCCTGAGCGAGATCAGAGAGATCGTTGCCAGTGAAGCCAAGCATCACGAGAGTCTTGACGGTGATGTCTTTGGCGCCGCCGGTAACTTGGCCGAACCAAGTAATCTGCTGTGGGTTGCCTTCTGCGTCGGTGTAAGCGAACACGACTGCCGCGACGGGATTGCCCGCCTGGTTCGTCATGAGGCCTGCGTCGACAACGTGGGCTGCGTATGTTCCTGGATTATGCATTTGCTAACTCCTTTTCCTGTGGTTTGTTTCGGTTTTCTAGGTACGCCTTGAGATTGCTCGCAATGCGCTCTAGTCTTGGTAAATCCACCGCTTCCGCGATGGCTTTTTGAATTCTGGCTTTTTCGTCCTGATCCACGACCAGCATGCTCTGCTCCATCAAGGCCTTTTTCAAGTCCTTAATGAGAGGCAGAGTGACGAGATTCTTTTCGATCAGCTTTCTCGCCTTCTGCACCGTCACGTAAACGATCGCGCCGTGCTGGATGATCATGATGATGAAGAGAATCGTGCCAAAAAAGTAAAAAGTATTTTGCCACATATTACTGCCCCAACATCGTGCGCAAGCGATTGAGTGTCACTTGCAATTTTCCAGAGTCGTTTTGATCGCGCTTTACCGCAGCTTCGATTGCAGTTTTTACTGCTGCATCCGGAACCTGCGCCAAAAGCTCTGAAATATTTTTCAGCAACTCTTCGGGTTTGTTCGGCGAGCCTGTTGTTTTTGCGATTATGTAATCGTCCCACGAAAGCGCCATCTGAGACGGCAGGCTGTAACGGCTCTTCGCATCGTACGCTGGACGGCGCTCCGTATACATCACGCGCTTGCCTTCACCGAAAGCCAGAGATTTTTTGCTGTCCTGGTCCTTCTTGGTGTAAACCTCGTAGTTCGCAAAGAACACGCTGTCGACGAATTCGCGGAATAAGGCCGATGCTTTATCGTTCAGCTTCAGCTGATAACGATCGTAAGCAGCGTTTTGCGTCGGATCTTGGAACGTCTTGACCATCGAGTGAGCAAGCAAGATGATGTTCATCTTGCGGCGCTCGCGAAGGTCGGAAAGCGTCTTCGTAAACGCAAGCCATTCTTTGTTCGCGACGACGTAGCCCTTGCCGTAACCGCCATCAACGCGCTCGATGCTTTCAACTTTCCATTGCTCGCAAATCTTCGCGTGAAGAAGCGGCTCAAGCCAGTCCAGAGAGTCGATAACGAGCGACTGGAAATCGTGCACATCGTTGGTGAGTTCGGCGATGCCTTTTTGTACGTCGGCAAATGTGCTGATATTGCTAAAGCGCGACGTATTTAAGTTCGCCGTTCCTTTTTCTGCTCCGATAAAAATCGGTTTCGGTGCCGACGCGCCGAAGGTGCTTTTACCTACGCCGTCCGGCCCATAAAGAATGATCAATTCCGGAAGCGAAAGCCTTCCTTGAGTCACTGATTTAAGCATGCTCATTTTAATTCTCCTTTTAACATTCGTTGCACGCGCTCCATTTGATAAGACGGTATCGATTTTCGCGCGATCCACTGACGGATTGGCGCGCAATCTTTATACCCTAAAGCCACCGCAGCTCGCGCGTAAGAGTTGCCCGGCTTTTTAACCCAAATTTTTAGCTGTTTCAAAACTTCGTTCATATTTTCCTCGCTCTTAAATTTCACCTAGACAATGTAAAACATTTCTGTGACATTAATTCAAGGGGAAAATTCGAATATGTTTATTATGGACAATGCGGACGTGGAAAAGTTGGTCAAAATGCTCACAAATTACAGTGTTGGAGAGATCCAGCATATGATTGACGAGTATAGGGCGATGAAAGGCCGGAGACCAACGCACATTCTATGCCCTAGAGCTTCGATACTGGGCCTAAAGCTCGATTTTTACGATGGAAGACAGGCCGCTTTATATGCACCGATGAAAAAAGGAGAAATGGATGCTTGAATTAAACGAGAAAAGAACGGTTTACCGAATGATCGAAGGCAGGGTGGTGAAGATAAAACAGTCGCCGCTCGACGTGATGAATCAGCCGGTGGGCGTTCACACGAATTCGCTAGTGGAATGCAACATGGAAGTGACTCGCGCGCTTTATAACCGCGTGATCGATCTTGAAGACTTGCTCCGCAGGCTTTGCCAGACCGCAGCTGAAGCCAATGCAAAAGCCGATGCGTTAAGCACCCAGGGAGGCACTAGTGGAACAGAAAACGGATGAATGGGATGAGTGGAGACGCGTAGGCATTGGATCGAGCGACGCGCCGGTGATCATGGGCCTTAGCCCATGGTCCACGCCGTTCAAGCTCTGGCAGGTGAAGACGAAAAAAGTGCCGAAGCCAGAGTTTTCTCACTTTGCAATCGAGCGCGGCAATGAAATCGAACCGATCGCGCGCGCGAGATACGAAGCCATCTTTGAAATGGAGATGGGTCAGGCGCTTTGCGTTCACGAGAAATTCGAATGGCTCAAGGCCTCGATGGACGGATGGAATCCGCTTCATAAGCGTGCGGTTGAAATCAAATTCTTGGGCGTAGAAGACTACCGCATTCTTGTCGAAGAACGCAAGATGCCAGAGAAATATATTCCTCAAATCCAGCACCAATATCTGGTGACGGGTGCCGAGCAAATAGACTTCATTGGCTACTCGGTCCCAAAGGGTGCTGAAGCGCATCTTGGAACGATGAACGTCTTGCCGATCAAGCCGGACATCGATTATATGCGCGCGCTTTTTGCGAAAGAGCAGGAATTCTATCGCTGCATGGTCGAAGATACACCGCCGCCGTTTATGAAGGCAGATTTCAAATCTCTACGCTTCGAAGGCGGCAAAAAGCTCGAGAATCGCTACGTCGATTTGATGCTCAGGAATGGAATATGGGAAGCTGAAGACCGAGCCGAAGTCGATGCGATCGAGGCAAAGCTTTTAGAGCTTGCAGGCGAAGAAAGTCGCGTTAGAATCGGATCTATTCGTATTCAAGATAAAACGTTTTCTATCGTTCAAGAGGAATGAATGAGTCATACACCAATGCCGAAATGGCAAGTGAGACGCGGGCAGAAGTGCGAAACGAAATCCGCGACGGTCGATAAGATTCTGAAGGCCATGAAGGCTAAGGAATCGAAAGAACAGAAGCCTATTTCAAAGCCCTGATTTCTTATTGAGAGCTGCGTCGACTTGGTCCTCGACATCTTGAGCCTGTTGCGATTCTTTCAACGCTTCAGTGCGCATCCTGTCGAGGGCCCGCTGTGCAATTTCGAGCATGGCTTTTTTGTCGGTCTCGTATTTTTCATTGGCGATGCGCGCGCGCTTTTTCGCCTCGTAATACTCGACCAAGATCAAGTATCCAAGCTTGAAGACCAACAATAAAGAAGCAAGCCATTCAGGCATTATTTCCCCGCATACGCCCGTCCAGCCGTAGAAAATCCGTACTTATAACCGTTGTTCGACCACTTCCAAACAAGGTTCGTGTCGTTCGGCGAATTGATGAGCGAAACATACTGCGAGGCAAGAACGCGCATGCGGATCTCGCCTTCGGCAGTGTTTTGGAACTCGTTGCCGGCCTGGTCAATCCAGCGATACGTCATGATCACGGGCCAGAAGCCACGATCTTCGCGAGCAAACTTGTCGCGCTTCGCCAGGTCTTTCCAAGAAATCGAAACCTGCGTTTTTCCATCCGGAACCGCAACATCTCTCGACGGCTCACCGTTCGGGTAGAAGACGGTATAAACAATGCATGGCTTAGTCTTGCACTTGATTGGCGGAGCCATGAAAGTGACGGTCTGTGCCGTGGTTGACCCCTCGCGCACACGACAGTAGGTGTAGCCTACAATCGGCTGTGACCCGCACCCTTGGACGATCACTGTGACGTCGTTGGCCTCAGCTGCCAATACCGGTGTGATGTCAGGCCGCATCTTCACGCCGGTGCAATTGGACGCACCGAGCGTGAAGATGCAAACCGCAACAAGGAAAAGAAGGCGGTTCATCAGACTTTTTTCTTCTGAACGTTGTACATCGAGAGGTACTTAAGCCAAGGCATGACTTTTGCTTGTAACCAAGCCATGGCAGCTTCGGCCTTGTCGAGACCTGTGAGGCTGAAGGTGGCCTTCAAGGTAGCGATGATTGACGCGGCAGCGGCAGACAGGGCCGTTAAAATGGCAGAGGCGACACCAGCGATCAACACAGCTTTGGCGAGCACTTCGCCGACGTACGGAAGGTTTTCTAAAAAGGCCAAAACAGCGCCAATCCAGCTTGGAACTTCGACCGTGGTCGGAGCGTCAGCGGCGAGCGCAGAGAAAGAGAAGCACAGCATCAATGCCAAAAATAAAAAAAGAAATTTCCTCATGATAAATCCCCCAAATTTAAGATCCGGACGGCCTTCTGGGGGCCATACCATTCAGAGCCCGCTTGGACTCCCCTTACTTTGTCGAACTCAGCCCAGACTGAAGTTAGACCACCATTTTGATACAGATTCGCCATTTGTTCAACCCCCATGCCGCCATAAGCCAGTTCCAAATGTGGCTTGTCTTGCTTTTTGCCGGGCCAGTAATATCCAGGCCTTAAGCCATGAGCGATTGAGAGCTGCGCGAACTCTTCCCAGGGTACGTTGTATGGTTCTTTGCCTTTTCGGCAGGAGTCGCATGCGACGCCGTAATGATGTAAAGAAAAGCCCGGCGGGGCGTGCGTGACGACCGCACCGGGCTTCCCGTCTCGTCCTTGAGCAAACAGCTCGCGCTGTCTCTGGAATGTCCTTATTCCCTCATCGAGTCGCATCTGGATTGAGAATTTCTCCCACATATCCACGTAGACGCGAATAATTCTTACTGCGAAATCCGGGTACAAAAGTTTGAGCTTCGCCTTGGTGCCAGAGTCAAAATGTAGGCCGCGATAACTCATTTTATTTTCGATTCGATTGTCCGTAGTCGAGATTCGTGATCCTTGGCCATCTCGTTTTGCGCGCTCAGCTGCGTGATGACCGTTGCCATTTTTTCGTTTAAAGAGTTAATACTTGTGGTTGCGCCGCTAATTTGGCTTCCAACGTAACATGCCGATGCCACGAGCAAGGCCCAGAAAGCCTTGTCCACAAAATACCGAAACGTCATCCATGACCCCTTAATCGGGGCAGTATTGAGCGAAAGGGTGTTTCTCACCATGGTATTTGATAAAGATTCGCCTAGCACTGCCATATGTTCTTTTAATTCTGAACCACCACAGCAAAATTGCCAAGTCGCAAATGAACGATTTTCCTTTTATCGATTTCACGATAAGGTAATTAAGCCTCTTTCCAGAGGCATCTTCCATCATAAAAAACGCGTCGCAAACGATTGAAAGCGCGAGGAAAATAATATCCCAAAGCGCTGGTTTTCGGTCGGCACAGAGCTGGTAAAATGCTTTGTGCCACGGCTTCGTGTTCGAGGTCCAAGTATGCTGCCCGTTATTTGAGATGTCCCAGCCGTCGTGTTCGGCGCGAGCAACAATGAGTTTTGCGTGAATCGTATCGACAGCTTTTGACGCCGCGCAGATTCCGATCAGGTCATCAAAAGTGATTAGCTCGTCTGATCCAGGTTTTTTATTGAAAAGGCCGGGTTCACCCTGGACATGAAGGCTCGTCATAGCTTTGATGAAGAAAAAAGAGTCGTGCTCGTCGGCTTCACCAAGCCACTTTAAAAAGCAGTACGCGGTCCCTGTTTCAAGCGCCGGGTTGCCTTCGGAGTTCGGCGCCGGGTTCGGAGTCCGGCCGATTAGGCCATTCTCGTCGAACCACGGGCCGATAGCCTCACGAAAGGTCATTTATTTGATCTTGCTAATAACGCACTGGCTGTATTTTTCAGTATACCCAGTGATGTTTGTGGCCTTACCCAGGCCAAGCCCTGGAGAAGCCTGTGAGTCATCCGTCCAATACTGTACCTCGAAGTTCTTAGAGGAAGAAATTGAGACCTGCCCAACGACAGAAGAAATGACGTCAACCGCTGCGGTTGCTGGAGATCCATATCCATTCATTCCCACAATTGCGTCCGCAGCGTCAGTATCATTGTAAATTTTATTTTTTATTGAACCCAATCTGTTTGAAGGAATCAGGCAGTTGAACTCATATACACCCCTCTTGCTTAAAGTAATCTGATCCGAAGCAACGGAAATCCAGGTGTAGTTACCGGGATTTTCAAGGGTGTTCAAATCTCTGGCAGTCCAAGCGCTGGTCGTTGGAGTTCCTCCGTTTGTTCCTTGACTCTTTACGTCGCTCACATATGCCACCTGCGGAGCGAAGTCCGCTATTAGCGGTGCTACCGATACGTTGTCAAATCGGAACGTCCAGGCCAAAGCATTTGTCGTTGCGATGTGGAAGATCAGGCGGTAGCTAGAAGAAGTGGCCGATGGATAGAATTCCGTAGCGAAGCTTCCAGTAGCTACGCCGATGACGCTGACGCTCGGAGTGATGACCGCTGCGTTCGTGACGTCGTAGATGAACATGCGGACATCCGAGCTCGAGCCTGGAACAAAGTTCGCCGAAGCCGTGAAGTCGAACGATAGGCGGACAGTTCCGTTTGCGTTCTTGACCGAATCGTCGATTGAGAAGTCATAACTCACGCCCTCGCCCTGACGGTCAGCGGCGTCTTTAGTGATTAGGAAGTCGCCAGACCCCTTTAGCGGAGTGGTCGTGTTGCGAGTAATGGTAAGAGTGGGAGAGCCACCCGTTCCATTTACTGGAGTTGTTCCGGCTGCATCAGCATATGCCGACCACGGCGAAACTGTGGATTCTGCGCCAGGATTTGAAATGTAATTATCTAGTGATCCGCCACCCGATCCAACATCAGAAGAAGAGACGCCATCGTTTGAGAAAATCCATTTGCTACCTGATTTGTCGTAGCACATAGAAGGTCTGTTCGATAATCCGGTATTAGAATAAAGGCATGTATCCACTGAGGATGCGCTCTTACCCATCAAAACTTTTTCACCAACAGTTGTCGTAGTTGCAGCCGATGCCAGCCCGCTTAAAAGCAGTAATCCAGTGATGAATTTAATCATAAGTTCCCCTTATTCTTCGATATTTCCAAACTGTGCCACGTCGACGAGAGAACTGTCAATGGGTGTGTCGACGTTCAAAAATCTAGTGCCCCAAACAGAGCATGATTCAGCAGAAGCGTTAAATGCAAAGCCTTTATCTGTTCCGCCATTGAATCCAGAGATTTTTCCGCCATGATAATTAAATCCGCTACCACCCGCTTGCACGTCAAAGCATGTCGTTTGTGCGCCGCCCTTTGAAATGATCGCGCCAGCTTTGGTGTGAATTTCAACATTCGCCACGTTGATCGCATATGCCGCTACTGGCGCTTGGCTTTCCGTAACCAAGATGCGGTCGCCAGCGAGAAGAGATCCCAGTGCGATCGTCAAGCTTGCGTGCGTGCATCCTGGCGCAGAGCCCACGATTTTATTGAAAATGAGTCCTACTTGAGCCGAAGCGCCCGCAAGAGCATCAAGCTCAGAAAGAGTGGTCTTGAGTTTCGTGCCAACTGCTTTCGTAGGCACTGAAACGAAAAGAGACGTGTCGATTTTCGTGTTCTCGAGAATCGGCATGACCGTACGAGAGTCGGTGATGTTCGCCTGAGATGTTGGGCCGGTTGCGGCTGGCACGTCGACCACTGCAATCTTGAGATAGCCCGATGGAACCGCTGGTTCAGCTGGTGAGCCGCCTGGCGTTCCGGTCACGACCTGAAGCAAGGAATTCCAGTCGGTCTCGGTTACAACTGATTGAGGAGCTACCACTTCGGTCACAAAATCTTTTACTTGGCGAGATGCGGAGACGGTCGTCACGCGATTGTGCTTGATGACCACGATGTCTTTGCGCGGGTTCGTTCCATCTGGGGCAGTCAAAGCCAGTGTTTGAGCGGCAGCGCGATAGAGCACTCGCTTCGTGGTCTCTGGCGAGACCTGGGTATTGTCTTCTTGGATGCCGAGGCCTGCTCTGACAGAGACGTTTGAGGCGTCGACAAAATCTACGAAAAAGGAGTCTTGGAAAAAGCCCGACAGTTGCTTGTCGGTCAAGTAATGAATAAAGCGCTCGTTCAGCACTTTCTCAGAAAGTTGCCCGATTCGGTTTATGTCTTCGTGCGCGACTTCCTGGCCGTCGTTCGTTTGAACTCTCATGAATTTCCCCTTTTATCGCTCGATTAGTCTCCAGGCTACACCAGCGGCCCGAGCACTTTCAACTGCGGCGATGATCACCGCCAAAATAAGCTCTGCCGGAAGCGGCCCGATCGTCCCTAAATAATCGTCTCGATCGTAGAATCCGCGGCGGTCATAGAAAAGGTCCGACACGGGGATCTGCTTATCGATCAAGACTGTGAAATAATTGTAATGCCTTCTCCCAACAAAAACAAAGTCTCTATCGTAGAAGCACGCACGATCGTAGAAAGGCGCATCGTAGCCGTGCTCAATAATTGTGCTCTCGCCGGTAATCAGAAGAGCGTCGATGATTTTTTTGATGTCCGGCTTATTGGACATGTTCACGATCTGCTGAACACGCTTCAGATAGAGCGCGTCAGGCTCGCCCGCAATGCGCTTCACATTGCGCTCAGCACCATGGGCATCGAGATATTCGCCAAAGGATTTGGTCAAGAAAGTGAGATTGAAATGGTCGTTTACCGTCTCGTCAACGGCCTCAAGCAGCTTTGCGATGGCGTTGAATACGGCGACTTGGTACTGCTCACGCTCGAAAAACCAGCGCGGCACCCAGGCTTTCAGTTTTCCGAACCATTGCTCCTTCGTCAGCATGATCCGATGGCCATCGTTCCTGCGATAATCTTTGTTCCAGGAACGCCGGCAACGTTGCCGGAAGGAATAACGGTGTCAAAGCCACCAGAGACGAGGTCGTCCGTTCCTGATGGGCCCCAGATCGCCAAAATCGCGGCTTCGGCATCGGAGACATCAAAGCCACTGCCAGGCAGAATGGCGTTGATGTAGTCACGCATTGTGTCAAGAATGGGCTGCGGATCGTTCGAAAGCGCCGTGTAGTTCGGGCCCGAAGGATTGAGCGTAATCTCGGCGGTCCAGTTCAACGTGAAGGCCGTTGCGCCCACGACGTTGATACGCACGCCAGCGGCGCGCACGAGTTCAATCGCTGCCTTTACCGCGTTGATAAGCGCGGCGTTCGCCGTACCGTTGGCGTCTGCGATGTAAAGGGTGGCGTATGGAATGCGGAAATAATCGCCAATCGGGACTTCGTTTGCAATGTCCCATTCGATGACGACTTTTTCGATCTCGACGATCGTCGCGCTCACGACGCCAGAGACCGTTTTCGCCTTGGCTTCGATAGCCGCCTTGGTCGCGCCGCGTATCGACTCGATCAGGTTGACGATGTACTGGCGATAATCGGAATCGTTCATCACCACAGCGCCGCCGGTCGTTTCATCGTTGTTCGTGCAAACGATGGTCGGATCGGTGAGTGTGGTCTCGAGAATTTTAATCAAGCCATCGGAAACGTTGCCTTTGGGGCCCGCCGTGACGGCGCGGATCGATGCGTTAATGCTTGTGCCGACCATGAGAACGTCTGCAATCGTCTCAAAGCGCTGGACTTCCCCGCTTGAGTCTTGTTCCGTCTTTACGATGGTGCCAGCTTGAATGAGAACGTCGCCCGCTGCCGTGTTTGGGCGCGTAAAGGTCTCGATACCGATTGCTTTTTGCGCTTCGGGCCGCGCGAACGTGTCGCCGAAGTGATCGACCGCGAGATCCTCGAGATCGTCTGGGCCGCCGGTAGCTTCCGGACCCTCGGCAGACTTGAACATGGTTTTCTTGAAAAGTTCGACCGCAAGGGTCATCGCTTCATGGACTGCGGTGGACGTTGCGCCCGCCTCGATATCCTGAATAGAGCCTTCAGTGAAATCCGTAAGTTCGGTCGTGTTTGATTCGACTTCGTTTATGTAGATCTCTAAGAGCTCTGAGACGCTCAGGATTCTATTGGCCATTTAGCCCTCAAATGGTGTGAATTGCATTTCAACTTCATCGTATCCTACGGGCTTGACGCTCACAAGGATTTTAGTCATCGATGGGTTGTCCGGCGGAGTCTTAAACGAAATCCCTACTACTTTCTCGGTGCGCGGATCGCGGAGAAACTGCTCTTCAATCCGAACGACGAGTTCGCGCTGCTTTTCAAGCGAGAGCGGCGCGCCCTGATAGTTCTTGATGCCCACGCCGTAATCTGGACGATGAACGATCGAACCAGGACTCGTGATCAATCTGCGGAAAAGCGCATCTTTGTAGTTTTCAAGTCCCGAGACAAGCGCCCGGTCTCCGGTCGTGGTGCGAACGTAATCGCTTTTGTGAGCGATGTCCGTGAGCATTACCTCTGTAATATTTGCCATTAGTTGATACTCCCAAGGCCATCAATGTCATTGTTGGTCGTGACGTGACCGGTGTCGCCGGCGGCAACGCCAGTATCGATAACGATAAGCTGCCCGAGCGGATCGAAAAGATTTGGGCCGGAAAGAGCAATTGGTCTCACGTCGGCGTTTGCGCGGAAGTGCGCGATCGTCACCGGAGCGTCGCCCGTTGCGATTGCGTTTGCCAGACGAGACCAGCAAGATTGAATCCTCGTGATGTCCGCCGGACGGAGTTCGCTTGAAATGGAAGTAAATTCAGCTTGAAGAGCGGCTTCGGTCGCCGCTTTCATCGCGGTTGTTAGGCCGCTGGGGTTTAAAGCCACTTTAAGTTCCTTTCCGCTCCGTGAAAGCTAGCTGGCTGACGATATTCGTGTTGTTATCGACCAAATATTTTTGCTTAAGAAGAAGCATGTTCTGACGAATGTAGTCCGAAAGAAACGTCTCGCCGACGGCGCAAACACCGGCATACGGCGCATTAAGCCACATATCAAAAAATTCTATCATGAATTGGAGATTTGTCGTGCCAAGAACGAGCGCTTCGGTGGGATCGGTCCCGCCGCCCTTATAGAGATTGATGCGCGTGTTACTGCCGACGTAGGCCTTTTTTCCAGGCAAGGCCTGCATTACAGAATGATTTTCCTTGGCTTTTGGATGAATTTTGTCTTCGCGGCTTGAGAGCCTGCGGATGATGTACGCGTCATCTTCGGTACCCTCGGCGTAAGCCATCAGAACGAGGTCGCCCACAGAGATCGGGCTAAAGGTGCCGGATTCGGGGCCAACGCCGTCCCAGGTCACGCGCGCGATGACCTTGTGATCGTCTTCCTTGCCGGAAAGAGTCTTGCACTTGGCGCGTAGAACCGAAGCGTCCTTTGCGAATTCAAGACTCAACACTTGACCGACGACGATCCAAGTCCGCTTGTCTTTGAAAATCTCTCGCAGTGTTTCGAGATCTGACGGGATCATGAGAGCAACCTGTTCTGCAGCTCGATGAAGTTGATGAAGTCGATCGACAGATTGAATCCCTGGCTGTCGAGCTGGAATCGAGCGGCTTTGGTGTAAAATACCATGGGCGTCTTGCCTACGGAAGCCGCAAGTGCATCGACGATCCCCGAAGCCACGTTTGGACCATAGCCCACCGCCGTCAGATACTTGACGCGGTCTGCGGTCGTTGCAATGCGGCTCATCGACACCATGTCGGCCTGGTCGATCTCAACACCTACCGGACTGCCGTTTCGAATCTTTAGCAGGTTGAAGTTTTGGCGCACGTTGTTCTTCACGTCTTGGAAAATGCGCATTTCGCGCGTCTCCATGTCGCCTTCGATCTGTTGGCGGCCCACTTCTTCAAAGAGCTTCTCGCCGATCTTTACCAAGTGAGCCTTGTCGCGCACGTCCGGGATCCGGAACGAAAGAAATGGCGCATCTTCTTCTTGATCTGCCCCGGCTTTCGTATTGCCAGATCCCACGGCGGTCGTAACGCCTTTTTTCGCAGTGTCTTTGCCGTAGCTCTTCACTTCGTTCTTCGGAATCGTGATGCGTTTTTTCGGGATGCCGATGTCTTGCGCCCACGCATCGGTGGCTTCCTCTGGAATGAGCGCTTGAATCAGCTGCTTGCCTTCAAGGTCGAGCGAAACCACTTTGATGTTGAAGTTTTTCTGGCGCCCGAGCTTTCGCTTGAACGTGAGGGTCTTTAAATTCTTCCCGTAAATAAACTGCACGGCCTGGTCGCGGCTATAAAGCGCTCGAGGCTTTGAAATGATCAGCTTGTCGAGTTCGATGAAGGCAATCAAGCCAGCTCGAGAAATAAGATCCTGAATCACATCCCAATAAGTGTCGTCGCGGCGCACGTTCTTTTGTCCGGCCAGGCCGTTGAAGTCCGGAGAGAATTGGCCAAGCGTCGGAAGGGTTTCGTCGGTGCGATTTTCTACTTTCAAATCTTGGGTCGATGGAAGCGTCTGCACAAGCTGCGTGAGAAGCTGTTCGAGCGGCGTAGTCATCGGGATCGTTGAGCCCTTTGGATACGGAGCATCGATCAAGAGCGCGGTGAAGTCGCGGCCCTCAAATTTCACGGTGCGCGATTCGCTATCGAGTTCGATTGTGTTCTCGTCGGCAAAGCCCTGGAAAATAGTGTTCTCTGGCTTAGGAACGATATCTTCAACCGTGTCTTCCATGTGAATGGTGACGCCGAGCGCTCGAATCACTCGGGGATCGAAGGGAAAGTTTTTATAATCGAGTTCGAGCGAAAACGTATCCGCCTGCGTGTAATCGTTGATGTTTACTTCGACGCGCTTCGGGCGGCAAACCACGCTGTAAGTTTTCTGAAGCCTTACGTCCGACTTTTGCTGGTAATCTTCGAAGACGATCCGCAAAGTGACCGCCGCCTTGGGATAGTAAACGCTTGGATTCATAGGCGCGGGATCTCCAGAACGGATCCGCGCGCGAGTTCAGTCGTCGAAAGCTTATTGTGGTCGTAAATCTTCTTCCAGTTGTCGGCAGATCCATAAAAGGTGATCGAGATTTTCTGAAGCGTATCGCCAACGATCACTCGATGACGCGCGATCGGCACAGTCTTGCGGAGCGCTTCAAAGCGCTTTAAAAGCTGCGTCAGAATTTGCTGAAGGGTCAGAGCATCGCTCATCGAGCGGCCAATGAAGGAGCTATTCGTAAATCGAGTCGGCACAGAGACGCCGGCAAGCTGCAGAGAGTAGGAAATTGCGCCTACTCTGCGCTTATAGGTGATCACCTTGCCGCGCGCGTAACGAACAATGCCCACCGCACGGTTGATGCTGTTCGCGATTTCTTCGCCGGAGCTGACGACGCCATCAACGAAGTCAGTCACGATTTTCACGGCGCCGGCGACGCTAGAAACTGCGTCGTTTAAGATGTCTGCGATCGATGCAGGCACCGAATCTGGGATCGTGCTGTAAGTTTCCTGGAATTCAAAAGCCGCCTGGATCAAATCCGAGTTGATCTCGACCGGAATATCTTCTAAGCGATCGATGAGCTGATAGTTTTGCGGCACTCGGCGCCCGAGGATCATGAAAGTGATTTCGTAATCGATGTCGGCGAGCGTCTTCTCGCTGGTGCGGCATTTCGTGATAAGGGCGTAACGGCGGAACTCTCCAAGAGAGATCTTGACCACGTTTTTACGCTTGGTCATCTCTTCGAAGGCGTCACGGATCTGGCCGGCGACTCCGCGATACGCTGGATCAGAGTATCGCTTGTCGTAGAGCCTGCCCTTGATTGTAATATCGTTTTCTTCGATGCCCAGGATGTGCGCAACCGGATCGTCGCTGCCTGGATAAAAATCTTTCTGCACGCGCAAAGACACTTCGCGGTCGAAGCGATCTTTGATCATCATGTTGCCCATGAGGCGAATCTGTACGCCGTCATTTTCTTTCGGCGCGATCTCGTCGATCCAGAATCCTTCCGGGTAATCAGGAGTCAAGAAATCCGGTCTCTTCACCGATCTGCTAAACGGGTTTCTCAGGAAATTTGTAAGCGAACCGACCGGGCCCTTTACGATGGAGCTTGTTCCGGAAACAATGCTTGCTGGCGTTTGGATCAAACTCATGAAGTTGCTCCTACGGGCGCGAATTTCCTATCGCGCGACTGCGTTGGGTTTTGTGCGGTCTTCATGAGCTGCTTCGTCAAGCTGAACGCAACGCGGTCGGGCTCGAGATTTTCTTTGAACTGGTTGTTGATGTTCACGGCCCCGATGTTGGTCGTAGAATTCACTACGGCCTCGCCGCTATCGATCTTGCCCATGGCTTCCTCGAGCGCCATGTCGATCCCGGAATTGAACGCGCTACCAAGGGCCGAGGAGTTGAAACCACCGCCCGTGATGAAGGACTTGATCTGGTTGAAAAGCTCAAAAAAGAAGAAGGCGATGCCCTGGAACGTTGCGCGCGCCATGACAAGACCCTGAGCCAGCATCTCGAGCGCCGAAACCGCAAGGTTTGCGTAAAACGAGAGTTGAAAGATCGGCGAGAGGAACTTCGCGAGCGCGTCGAAGGCGTCGATGAAGGGCTTGAATACCCAGGTGAACAATTCCATAACTTTTGCGAAGCGCGGAGCGATTTCGAGCAAGGCCTTCGCGTCGTCGATGCGCGCGTAAGCGATGGATTTCGAAAGCAGCTGAAAACCTGCAATTAAGAGCGCAAGAGGCACAAAAATGCGCGTAAGTACCGTAAAAAGACCGCCAAAGAAGCCAGAAGCTTGCAGGCCGAACATCTGGCTGAAAATCGCCATGCGCTCAAAGACCGCTGTAACTAGCGGAATTTTAAAGCCCAGCATTCCGGCAATGTGGTTCAGCGCAGAGAGCGCGCCGACGACCGAAAGAACCGTGCCAGCCGACTGAACGTCGCTTTTGAGCGATTTCGCCTGCATGATGCCCGCTAAAAAGCGCTCTGGACTCGAAAGCGAGCCCTTCAAAATGTTCGAGAAACTCTTGATGATTTGTCGACCCTGCGTGTCAAGGTACGAATTAACGCCCTGGAAGACCGTCAGGACGGGTACCATAAGCGTATCGCCCAAGTCCTTCAAGATCGAGAATGGACCCTTCAGAAGCTCGCCGAAGCGCTTCATTTGGCCATTTAAACTGCGAGCGTTACCATTCACATAGTTCAGGTTCGAGGAAAACTGCGCTAAGCCACGCGTCAAGACTTCTAGGCGCTTCGCCGCGGGCAGGGCATTGAATTTTTGCGTCCCGCCGTTGCCGCCGAACTGCTTCATGGCCGTCGTTTCGCCGGTCATCCTGGTAAACAGCGTGTCATTTCCGCTCGCGTCGCCCAGAACGGCCCGGACGAGCTGCTGCTGAGCAAGGCCCGGATCAATGCCAAGCGTCGGAGCCGATTTCAGGTATTGACGCGATATTTCAACCGATTTGGTCAAAGACATGTCATCCAAGCCATGCGAAAGCAGCACGGCGCCGATCTGTTTCGAGGTCGAGAGCAGGTCGGTCGTCGAAAGTGAGAACTGCGCGGCCTTGCGGTTGATGTTTTCCATCGTTCCCGCTGCAATGCCCAGGGCGTCGCCCCAACTCATCGTTTTACCGGCATTTGATGTGATGATGTTCGCGAGATCGCGCTGTGATTGTGCGAACTTGTCGGAAGTCTGAAGGGCTGCCCCTAACGCTCCCAAGAATCCAGTCGTGCCCAAGCCCAAGCTCGCCACGATGCCAAAGCCTAAGCGTTGGAACGTGCTGAGCGCGTTGTCCGCCGCGGTAGAAACCTGATCGACGGCTCCTGCGAGTCTCTCCGTACCGAGAATTGCATGTCCTACTTCGAACCTGAACTCTGTTAGTACGTTATAGACTAGAGGAGCCGCCATTTATTGCCCTTTACCCACCAGGAATACCGTTTATTTTCTCTGCTTCGATGATTTTGGTCAACTCATCGGTGAAGATTTTATATTGCCAAGGCTTCATCTTCATTACATCACACGGACGCAGGCTTGTGTAGCGCGAAATCCAGGCTATTTGTCGCCAGAGATTCTTGAGAACTCGAGCTTTGGGTCGGACACGTCATCCGTTCCCGTGATCTTCGCGATCACCTTGCGCAGCTTGATCAGCTCTTTGTACGTAAAGAGCTTCTTAAGGTTTTCTTTCTCAAGGCCCGTCAGCTTCACGCCGTCGACTTCAACGATGAGCGCTTTCAATACTTCGTTCTGATAGAGCAGGCCGAACTGAGCTTGGTTGTCGCCGGCCTTATTTCCGATCGCGCGAACTGCGTTCTCTTCATATTCCATCTGCATCTCGCGAAGGACGACTTTCTTTTCTTTGCCGCCATCCGACAAAACGACCGTGTAAACATCTAGCATTTGGCTTTCCATTCGATTTTCTCCATTGGTTAAAACAACAAGAGCCGACCCCTAGAGGCCGGCTCTTGAATGATAAGGCAACATGTACAACCGAGGCAAGATTAAAGCTGAATGCGGCCCGAGAACTGGAAATCCAGTTTCTTGGTCATCTTTTCGGTCTGGTTCGGATGGCGTTTGCTCATCTTCACCTGGCCGTCGTAGTAGACATAGGCGCGGATCGTGCCGTCAGGATAGTGCTCTTCGGCAACCATCGTGAATTCTTCAACGCCGACGCCAGCGAGGTTGTTCTCGGTCATTGCGTCAATGAGGTCGTCGACTTCCGGACCCTTCACTTCCACATCAGCCGAGCCGCTGTAACCGTCGATCGTTTGATCGCCTTCGGGAATCTTCTGGCCAACGTATTGGCTGCGAGAGAAGTTCGAGTCCTGGTTGATCTCGACGTTCGTGAGTTCGATGATCGCGCAGTTCACGCCCGCTTTGAAAAACTTAATTGAGCCCTGGTGGCCGCGAATTGATGGAGGCATTATTCTTCCCCTTCCGTAACGATGACAGTTTCGCCGATTTCAGCTTGCAGCACGATGAAGCGCATAGAGCTGAAGATTCTGCGTTTGTATTTCACTTTCATGAATCCCAACCCGATCGACGTGTTGGTGTTCAAGCTTTCCGTGTCGATCAAACGAGCTTTGCCGCCACTGACTTCGGAGTCGTCGGGCAAAACTTTCGACTTGATCTGATCGTTGTCGAAAGCGAGCATCGCGCCTTTGACTTCGCGGCGTTTTTCCTTGGAGTTCGGAGCGCCTTGGTAATTCTTCAAGAAGCGGCCCATCGAATCCGTGAGGTAATCGGCCATACGGCGACGAAGCACCGTGAGCTTGCTCGAATTCGCGATTTGAGTCACGATTCCGGACTTCACTACGAAGCCAATGTCTTGATCGAACTCGAATGCCGAAATGCCGGCTTCTTTGAGCGCGATGTAGTTCGCGCGCGTGAGCTGACGCTTCAGGTTCGTGATGCCCGACAGATACTGCGTGTTGAGCGTGTACGAAGGATCGATGTTCGGAGCGATTTGCGAGAGCAGCGAAGCGTAGAAGCTTGCAGGGCTCACCATGGTGTTCACGCCGTCGATAACGGTTTCAACCCATGGGTACGCGTAGATGATCCGGCCATCGGCGTCGCGGCAGTTTGCCACGTCCGTGATTGCCGTCGCAACTGCGTCGGTTTCTGCGCCTGCCACGATGACCATTTTGTCTTGTGTCGCAGCAGCGTGAGACTTGAGGTAGCCGTTTCTCGTCGCATTGTACTCGTCGAGGAACATGACGTTGCCAGCGCGCTCGACTTCACCAACGGCGATTGCCGTTTGATAGTCGGTGTCGCCGACCGTGCCGTCTGCGCCCGAAGCCAGGTTCGTGAAAGCTGCGTTGGCTGGTTCAGCAACAGAGGAGTTGACCACTGCGGTGATCAGCTGCGAGTTGCCGAAGGTTGCTGGAACGATCGAAGCGATCACGACGTTGTCGTAAACTTCATCCGGAAGAACCGCGCCCACGTTGTTGTCGTGGATCGTGTATTTCTTGCCGGTCGTTGATCCGGCTTCGATCTTCACCTGGATGTTGTTGCCGTATGCGCCCTTGCCCTGCTTTGCAGAGAAGGTGATGCGGTCGGCAGGAGAGCCGCCAGAGTCTTGGAATGCCTTGGTCGCGAGAACCGAGTCAGCAGCAACTACGCGGATCACGCGCAGGCGGCCGAATTTTTTGTTTTTGAGAGCTTGGTTGCCGGAGAAGCTGGATTTTCCGTACATCTCTTGAAGCTGGCCGATCGTGCCTGGCTCTTGCATCGTTGCAGGGCCGCGCTGAAACTTGCCAACGAGAATTGCGATGTTCGCCGGGCTGCCTTGGATGTTTGGCGCAGGGGCGGATTCGTCGATTACGATCCCATCAACATCGTCAAACTGAGTTGGGTCGTTTGTTCTGAAAATGCTGCTCATTTTGGGGCTCCCTTTTTTATTCTATCACAACATCCGTATTAATAAACTCATCGGTGATTTCAGTCTCAACGATTTGGAATTCTTCTTTTTCGACTATCTGTTTGCAATGAGCTAGGACATCCATTTTTATGCGCCATTCCTGGCGCTGCGACCCTGCTTCGCTGTCATCGAATCGATAGCCAATGAGGTCGTATCTGCAAATGATATTGTGATAATTCGGAAGTTGCAACGAGATTCCTGAAACCTCTGAAAGGCTGTCGAGAAATTGCCCCATAAACAGTTTTGTTGAAATCAGCTCGTGGAAGCGGTTGCGCTCTGGCTTGTTGCCAAGCCACGCATCAAGCTGCAAGGTCCAGTCGAAATTACCAACCACCCACTGGTTTACGGACTTATTGGCGCCATTGATCACGCCAGTTTTATAGAGCCACGGATGGCAAGGCGTCTGTTTCGGTGGATTGGACGAAAGAATCGATAAAGCAGGATAGTTTAGTTGCTGGTTCGCGTCCGGCCACTCCTCGAGTACTTCGCGGAATTCAGGAACACGAGTCCGTGCCTCTAGGGCCAAGCGCAGAATCACTTCATCTTGAACGCTCGTGATGTCACTCAACTTTTTCTAGCTCCTGGCGGATGTTATCGAGAATCGTGGGCAGCATGTTCTCAAGTATTTTACGCGGTTTCATGCCTTCTTGCGCTATTTTTTTCTGCGTCCCATAAGCCAATGAACGAACCTCTTCCGAATAGTTCGGTGGCTGGCTTCCGTCTCCAAGGACGCGCTTTGCCCAGGCAAGCAGCGGAGCGATGGGCGGACTGAAGGGGCGAGCGCCTTCTTCGATGATTGCAGCGTGTGGCGCGTAATTACCAAGGATAGCTTCTTGTTCGTTGATCGTGAAATCCCACGAAGAAGCGTAGAGTCCGGTATCAACCGGAGACGCGGCGACAAGATCCGGGATAGAGCGCGCAAGGCCAGAAGCCACGCCTTGTTTGACTTGCTTAATATGAAGATTTGGATACTCCCTCAGCACATCGGCAAATTTGTTTAATTGAACCGTCTTTACCGGCATTAAGGATACTTCCTTTGATCAGAAAGCGGCCTCAAATGAATGTCCCACTGCAAATAGCGCTCGCGCACCGTGATGCAGAGATAAAGCGCGTCGCCCACGCAATAGAAGTGCTGGACGCCGGTGCTCTCATTTGTCGACTCGAGCTTTGCGCGGTCTGGGTAGCGGTTTTTGGAAACCATTTTGAGCAGGATGTCGCCCTGCTTGACCACGCCCGCCTCGAGCGCGCGATAATTCTTGCTGAGGTCCACGAGGTAGGGAGTCTTCATCATCAGCTCTTGGGTATCTTTTGCGGCGCCCTGGCCGACTTTGCCGCCGGCCCATGTACGCGTGACAAAGTAGACCTTTTTCAGGCCGGCACCAATGTCTTCGCGGATCCCCAGGATTGCGTCAGAGCAGTCCGTGAGGGAGTCTATAATGCCTTCTCCCTCGGCGCTCATATACAGATGCCCACATTCATGCCGCCACCACCCTTTAAGGGAATGTCGAGGTATTCAGCGAGCATGCGCGCAAGGCGCCGACGCTCAGAGCGGAGCTTGTCGATTTCGTCTGGATTCAGCTCGATCTCGTCAACGCGCTTTGCGGATAGACGGCAGCCGGCCTTGCCTAGGCGTGCATCGGTTGTCGCAAGTGCTTCAAGAATTTCTGCCACCCGCGCCTCAATGTCTGCGTCCAGGTTCAGCATGCGGCTATTGATCGTGTTGCTGAAGTGCGTGGAACCAGTGACGATGGTCTTCGCGGGATAGCCCAGGTAGAAGAGGATTTCTTGCTTCTGAGCGCCGGAGAGGGCCATTTACTTGCCTTTCGCTGGTTTTTTTGCGACTACTGCGGCTTTTTCAGCAACAGCGGCCTTTTTCTTTAAAACTGCTTTACGTCGTGCTTGTCTGCGTTTGAACATTTTGGTTTCTCCATTTGAAACAAAATGAAATGAACTGGGGCGGGCGCGCGCATGGAGATAAAGCCATGTTCTCGCGCATTGTGGGCATGACTCCACCCACCCCAATCTTTTTTAGAGCGGATACATCTCAATTTCGAGCTTCGCAAGCGTCGGAACGCCAGTGCCGTTTTTCACGACATTGACTGCGAGACTGGAGCCAGCGGCCACCAGTAACTCGGTTTCCGGAGCGAGCTTGGCGACGTTCTTCACGAGGGCGCCTTCGTTCGCTGCGCGCGTGTCGACTTCGGCCAACACCGCGCCACCTGGAGCTGCCAAAACCTGAACTTGCAAGAAGTTCGTGTTGTCGGCAGCGAGATCGGCTTGGTTAAGCAGACGTACAGAGCGGATTTTGCTCTTTTTTCTTACATACACACCAGGAAGCTCGATAGAAGCTGCCTGAGTGCCCACGTGTACAGTGACAACGTGTGTGTTGTTTTCGTTTGATTTACTCATTTTCTTTTCTCCTATTGGAAGTTGGTGGGGTGGCCCTTAAGAGCGCCACCCCAAAACCGTTACGCGTTCACTCGAGTTGCGAACAAGTGACGGCTGATGCGCTTGTCATCTGCCGAGACTTTTCCGTGGAATGCCTTCACGCCGTACCATTCGGAACCGGCGAAGAGCCATTCGCGAGCGAGCATGTCGTAGTCGCGTTCCATTTCTGGAGCTTGCTTCTGGATGATGCCGAATGGTTCGGCCTTCATGATGAAGCAGTAGTACGACTTCTTGCCGTTCAGAGCCGCGCCAGCTGGCATGGTGTCCAGCGTGAAGAGAGCCATGCCGAGCAAGCGGCCAATGAATCCAGGAGCGCCCCAGAAAGGATCGTTCGCGTCGGCTTTCAAGAAGCCAGCGGTAGAATCCGTCAAGAGGTCCAAGAAATGCAACGAGTGCATGAAGATCGCAACCGACTGATCTTGCTTGTCGCCGAAAGCCAAAATCTTGCCTTCTGCGATGTTCGCGATCTTTGCGACGTGCGTATCGGTCGTGCCGATGTAGCCGTCGGTGTAGTTGCCGGACGTGTTGATCTCGGTGATGATGTCTTTATCGACCTTCTCCGCCATGACTTGCGCGATTTGCTTCTGCACTTCAGAGTCGATGCGCGCACGGTCTTCAGCAGACTTCATGTACGCAGACTTCTTGATGCCGACGGCTTTCGCCACTTCCTTGACGGTGCAGCTGAAGCTGTCGTCTTGGAGTTTGTCGACTTCAAGGCCCGAATCTTCATTCGGTTCTTCGGCATCGCCGATCTTCTTGAAGTACGGGAAGTTAACAGTTTCGCCGGGGGCAGCAGTCAGGGTTTTGTTCCTGACAGCCATCTGGCCGATTGCCATCTTGCGGTCAAAGTAAGCCGATACGTGGCCTTCCCAGACCTTCGGCTCAAACGCAAAATCTCCACGTTTGGTTGCACTCATTTTATTTCTCTCCTTCGCTTATAGGCGACGTTTGTTTTTTGCTTCCTCGAAGAGCTTGTCGTAAAGAGCGCGGTTTTTGACAAAGAGTTCGGACTTTTGAACGGTGTCCAGCTTTACGAAGCCATCGACATCGAGTTCGGTTTTCCCTTCAGGGTTTTTCCCGCCATCTTTGTCGTCGTCGACGCTAGTTCTGATCTTCCCGCCGGTGCGCTTGGCAGATTTTGCAATCGCTGCAAAATCAGTCTCATCCAGCTCCTCACCGTCTTTGAGTTCAGCGAGCCTTTCAGCCACGAGGAACTCGAAGTATTTCCGATCTTCTTTTGCCACGCCGTTGTCTAACGCAGCTTCGAGTACAGCAGTTTTAAAGGCCATGCCTTCGTTATTTTGTTCCAGATCCTTCAGCTTGTCTTCAGCGGAACGTTCATCGTCCGCGCCGCCAACAACCTTCTTGAGTCCGGTTTCAATCGCGCTCAGCCTAGTTCCAAGGTTTTTAGCCGTAGTTCTGTGCTTTGCGTTCTCGCGACGAAGCTTCGCTAAATGCGCCTTCGTCTTAGGATCGAGCTTGGATTCGTCCAGCGAATCTTCCTCATCCTCGTCGTCGCCCTTCTTTCCAGAAGAAGAGTCATCTTTTTTGGAATCGTCGTCATCTTGAGCGACCAGCGCATCAGAATATGCCGATTTCGCAGCTGAAAGTGCCGACTTCAAGTCCGCATCGTCCGGCTTCTCTTCAGACGCCGTTTTAGCTGCCAAAAATTTTGCTTTCAATTCCTTGATATCCATTTTGAGGCCTTTCCCTTGATCCAGTCAAGTGGTTTGGTTTATTTTTACTTCTTCAAATATCCAGCCACAACTTGGCTTTCGCGAAGTTGGACCAGAAAGCTGATTTTTAATACAGTTTCTCGATATGCCTAAAATTCTAGCAGCTTCTCTTTTAGAAGGAAATATTTTTACCTCATTGTTTTGAGTGCTTATAGCTCTCAACAACTTTGATGGACTTGGATTTCCATTACGCTCATTTCGTTCTTTTACATTATCTGAGCACTCAACTAATTCTATGTTGTCTAGCGAGTAGTTCTTGTTATGATCAATGCGACCACACTGAGCGCGCTTCCAGTTCATTTTTTTGGAATATTCAAGCTCCCACCAGGCGATAAATTCCCGAGAACCATATTCCACGCGAATCCCACGAGCGCCCCAGGCATAGTACCTAGGATCGTTTGGATTAGAACAGCGCTGGCGCTGATCTTTCCATGCTTTATAAGCCTTTTTTTGAATTGGATTCATTTTCTTAATATTTAAAGAGCCTTCGTACTTTTTCATTCATCCCAAGCCTTTCTATAGGGTACCAGTATAGCCCTATCATTAGGTCTGTTGGGAGGCGCCATAAATGTGTATGTTTTACCATTCCACTTCTGAATAAAAGGCTTATCAATGTCTACGATTGGATTTTGTCTAGCTAAAGCCTTGGAATCCGCTCCAGTCCTGCCATCCATGGGGTGTATCAGGGTTTTTTTGAGGTCAGATAAATAATTTTCCTGTACCTCTTCCATGCTCGCCATCTTACCCAGGTTGTAAACCCCGTGAAGCTCCGTGCGTGCGATCTGAGTGAGCTTCCACTCCTCGCCCAGGAAGAATTTGCTCATCCGCCCGGTGAGTTCGTTCATGGTGATCTGCTCAAGGGATGCATTCGCGATCTGCGTAGTAATTTGAGATCTGAGCTGCTCAGAATATGCATCAAGGCTTGACTCGTACTGGTTAATGCGAAAATTCGCAGCATCCTGAGCAACCAAAGCCACGTTTAAGTTGATTGGCGTGACCGCGCCACCGAACATCTGACTGAATTTGCGGATCTCGGAGAGAAGATCTTCTACGCCGCGCAGAGCGCTCTTTTCTGCGCCCTCAACGATACCGTCCTTCAAAGACGAGTTCATCGCTATGATTGCAGCATCAACTTGAGCAAGAACTCCCCGGATTTGCTGAGCAGTAAAAGTGCCAGATTTAACAGAATCCAAACGATCACGTAAATCGCCGCGAATTTCCCGATATTTTGATAGAAGTGCACGCGCCTGAGTCTCTTCCAGCTTAAGGACGCTGTTGATATGGTTTTCAACGATTTCGGACTCGTCGACTTGGTCGAAAAAATCAAGCGTTTCATTTCTTACCGGCATCTGGCTCCTCGATGTAAATGACCGATCCGGAGCGGCGCTTTACACCGTAGCAGTGAATAACGTAGTTCGGTCGATCCTTGTAACTTGAAAGCCCTGTATAGCTGTGCGTCTTGATTACGATCGCAGAAGCGTACTCGGCAAGCTTTTTGGGTTCATTAGTCCCAACAATTGCCCATGGAACCGCGCCCGTAACTCGCTCGCGGCTGATGTATATTTCCCAGTGACCAATCATATGCCCCTAAGAATAAACTGAATCGTTTTCCTGTTTTTTGCAAGCTCTGCAGCTTTTTTGAGCGTAGGCACGACATTGCTCAAGCGAGGATCGAGAAGACGGCGGTAGTATTCAAGGCTAGCGATCGAGGAAGCCACGGTAAAGCCAGCGGCAACAGATTTCTTCTCTTCGCCTTTCTTCAAGAATTTGTTCACGCCGTAGGCGATGAGTGGCGCGGCGGCCAGGGCGCCGGCTGCAATGGCGAAATTGCGCCTTCCATGCAGAACTTTCGACTTCTCGAGAATCTTACGCACTGATGCGGACCTAAAAAGATTCATCTGACCGCCAACTTGCGATGCGATCTTTGAGCGAGCGACGTTTTCAAGCTTTGCAGAGGCGGAAATGTAATTGTGCGCAACCGCACCACCGACGGCGGCAACAGCAGCGCCAGCAACAACCGAAGTTGCGCCGATTGCTTCTTTCTTTTTTATGCGGATCGGGATGATTCTGCCGTTTATTCGACGAAAGACGATGTCATTCATTTTTTTCTAATCGGTATCAACCGACCCCCGACACGCCTGAAAATTAGCCCCTCGGCAGAGCGCTTTCGGATCTTTTTCAGCGCTTTAATCGCTTTCGACGCGCCCTTAATTTCGCTGCCAATTGCTTCGGCGGCCTTGTAGCCTATTTTATGAGAAAGAGCGGTTTGATAAAGCTCTTTTGAGACGGTTTTTCCTGTGCTTTTAAAAAAAGTGGCCTTCGCAGTACGATATGCGGAAAGGGCCGATGCCTTAAGCGCTATCTTGGCGTTTGCAGCCTTTACCACGGCCTTCAATATTTTAGGAGTCATTTAAAATCCCCCGAATGGGTTGACCACCGGCTGTGAGGCAACTCGTTGCAGCTCAAGCTCTGGATCTTCGACTCCGAATTCTTTGAATTTTGAAAGGTATCGAGTTCCCCACTCGCGCGAGAGGATATTGCCGCTCGTGATGGTCGAAACCATGGCAGAAATCTTCTGCAGATCCTCGATCGTGAGCGGAAACGTTGGCGGCCAGTCGAAAACAAAGTCGAGCGACTTCGGCGCGTAACCGTCAGGGATCAGGATCGGACCTTCAAAGCCCTGCTCGTTCACCGTGAGAACCGTGATCGCCATTTTCGTGACGAGGTTCTTCATGCCCTTTTGAATCATAGGGCGAAGCTCGTTTAAAAGCTCGATCATCGGGCCATGAAGAACTTCCATGGCTTTTCCGGACTGCGCAGAGCTGGTCATTTTCTCAGGATCGAGTAAAACGATTCGCGCAACGTCTTGTATCAGCACGCGCATCTTGTCGCGGAAGTTTGACGCTTCTTTAACGCCACCCATGTGCGACTCGAGGAGCGAGGCTTTGCCGTCTTTGCCGAGGTTCCAGGCTTTGGACGAAGACTTGATGAGCGTTTCTACTTCCTCTTGATCCATGCCGTTGATGATGGTCTGCGGATCTTGGTTGTAGGAAATCGCCTGAGAACTCTGCGACAGGTTGTAGCAAAGCTCATCGATGAAATCGAGAATGTCTTGGATATACGAGTATCCGTCAGGGCTGTGCTTTTCTTCGCTCGTGCGAAACCATTCGCCCTGAACAAAGCCAAGGCCATGATCAACTGAGTCGACTTCTTCGAAGGCAGGCATATGGCCTGGAGCATACTCAGGATTGTCGAACATCACGTCGCGCATCGTGCCCAGCACCATGCGGAACCATTTTTTCTTTGGATTCTTGTTCGAGTCGAGATCGTTTGGATCCTCGTACACATAGCGCACTTCAAGCTGCGAAAGCTCGCCGGCTTCGTCGAACTGCGGATAGCAATATTTCGAGAGATAGTGCTCGACCTTGAGTGCGCCGCCTACGAGCTGGAAGCGCACGAAAACGGAGCTTGAAGCCAGCAAGCGCTCAATGGCTCGCTGAAGTCTTGGCTGCAGCATGGCCGCGTTCTGGAGCACTTTCAGGAACTCGGTGGTATCTGGGTCTTCAGAGACGCTCAGGGTGGGATAATGGAGCAATCCCACGAGCTTTGAGGTCACGCGCGCGCAGAAAACCTTGGCGAAATTGTAGATAATCCGCGGCTTTCTTTTTCGAATAGCGACGTAATCATCCGCGCAGCACGCGGCATCCCACTCTTCCAGGTGATCGTACTGGCGGCCTTCATAGTACTTGTCTAAGAGGTCGAGACGTTCGTCGCGAAAGAGAAGCTTTTTTTGATTTAGAGGGCCCTGGTACGTAATGCCAAGGTTGTTCGCGGCAAGCTGCGCAAATCGAGACTTTCGGCCCGACTTATAGAAGCCGCTGCGAACCTTACCCTCATATTCAGACGGATCGAATCCAGCCATTGATCACCTTAAGCCGATGGCTCTACAATATTGAGAACCTTGTTAAAATTCACTCTT